AAACTGTAAAGGAAGGAACGAAGCGCGGTAGTTCGTTCGTGGACCACGTCTTTCGTTTAGACGAACAGCAGCAAGGCATCTTATTAAACATCGTCCAATATACCATGGTGGGTTTCATCCCCATCCTCGTTATGTTATATCTGGTTCGCACCTATGTCCCCGAACCCGACGATCACAAAGCAACCCTGATGATTTTAGTAGAAATCCTCGGACAAATCCTCTTTATGTTCGTGTTCATCTACTTTATCCATCGCTTAATCACATACATCCCCACCTACTCCGGATACAGATACAGCGAGTTCAACTTTACCACCACAATTTTAGGAATATTGATGATTCTCTTGAGCATCAAGACAAAGTTGGGCGAGAAGGTCCAGATTATCGTGGAGCGCACGATTGAACTCCTGGGCGGTGAGACGAGCTACAATGGCAGTGTGGGTGGCGGCAGTGGCGGAGCACAGGGGGGCAGTGGCGCAGTCCGCATCACACAACCCCTCTCCCAGCCGTATGCTGGCGGTGTTCCGAGCGGAATGATTGGTGGCGGAATGGCGCCTCCCAACCCCGTCCTGACCACCAACCGTAACACCGGCACCGCCGACTACGGTCTCTCCCAGGCGTCCCAGCAGCAGCAGCACTTTAACAGCACTTACGCGCAAAATGTCGGTGGTGGAATGCCCGGCGGGATGATGTCGTTTGAGCCGATGGCAGCCAATGAGGTTATCGGGTCGAAGTTTTAGGCTTGGATTTGATATTCATATAAACATAATTCTGGTTATGTTTATATAATTTATAGATTATGTACTTTCTGTTGCCATTTGGTCGCCTATATTCAGGGGCGAAGCTATAACAAATGGTTGTTGTTTCGTCTTGTCTTTTTGATTTTCCCATTTAAGTAGCTGCTGCGTGGAGTCATATGTCAATTTCCATTGGGTTTTATTAAACATGCTACCGGTTGTATATATTTTTGTTGGGTCTGGTAGTTCTTCTAACATGTCTAAATATTGTTTATATAACGAGTAGTCCTTGGCCCGGCTTGATATTTCAATGGCAAGCGATTTATTTTTTATTACATAAATTGGGTCTTGGCCCCAATCAAAAGTAATCGTTATATACCATCCACTTGGCGTTGGGTTTCTCTCATTGTATATTGATATTGGGTCTGGGTCTGGATTATCTCTATCACATTTTCGTCTACATTCTTGCAACCTTGATTCGCGTAACTTTATAGAATCACCGAATTTACCCCCCCCCTTTTGCGTCCGTCTAGAACGCCTATTCCGCCGCGTCTTTTTAACGCGTTTGGACCTTCTATTCGTTTTCATCCTATACAATAATACTCATATTTTAATTAGTTTACCATTATCGTGTAATCTCTCGGACACACGCACATTCACTTCTCTATGAAAATCTCTCGCTCTATACTTTTCATAATCTTACGTTCACCAATCGGGTCATCCTTGATTTCGTGAAGGACATTTCGAATCATCTTATGGTGAAAATCCTGGAGTCTACTATTCGTCTCCCACCCCGGGTGTAAATCCATCCACTTTTTAACCGCGAAATACTCCTTGTTGGCGATATCAATGAACGCCTGGCGCATCCGCGCATTCCCCTCATCTCTCGCCCACTGGTGATTGTCCCGGACATAAATCGTATCCCGCTTCTGGTCCGTACAATGAATCGGGCGCTTATACAGGTCCATTTGCTTCAAACCGTCAATCATCACCTTGCTAATCCCTTCCACAAGTCCCTGGTTCCGTGTATACGCGAGGTCGTCCATCGTGATTTCGAGAGAATTGACAAAGTCCGAGATGTTGACCGCGTCCTTACACTGTTCATTCAGGAAAAAGTTCAAATTAAACTGGTTATTATTCGTATTATTGACGATAATATTGCGCTCCTTGCTTAACTCCACGATTTGCTTTTGTAGGGTTTTATTCTGGTCTAATAACTCAAACACGAGAGAATTGACGAGAGATTTCTTGTTTCGTTTCTTGCCATCGGTAAGCGCCGAAATCATCTTCCTGATATAATCCTTGAGCTTCTCATTTTGCTCGGTGAGAAGTTCGGATACGACCGAGGACGCCGCATCAGTTCCCGTGGTCATTGCGGACATTGCGGATACCGTATCCGCGTCCGTGTCCGCGTCCGTGTCCGTGTCCGCGTCCGTGTCGTCCGCAATCGACGACCTCGACGAATCCGTGCGACTACTACTACGATCACGCTCGCCGTATTCTTGTTTTTCAGAGATTTGGATGGATAATTCTGGTTCTGTAAAATTGTAATAATGAAAGACTACGTCGTCGTCCATTTTCTCCGCCTTTTTTTTAGATTTGAAACGATAGCGCACGATTTCCGTAGAGTCGTCGTCAGCGTCGTCGGCGGCGTCGAGGTCGGGGCCGCCGGAGGCGATAGGTTGTTCTATTCTCTCGCGCACAGCCACCGGCACCGCCACCGGCACGGTCATCGTCGCAGTCGTCGTCGTCATGGTCGTCGTCATTGTAGTCGAAATAACAGAAAGGGAAACTGTATTCATTGAAGAATCAGATGGCGGTATGCCCGCCAATTTATTCACAGACTGTCTATGTTGAAATTGAAGACACGTAGAAGTATGCTTATAATAACTCGACCGGTGCGCGTAGGATTTTTTACAAAGGCAAACATATTTTCCTTCATTTGTCTGGGTTGGAATCCCTCCATCCAAAAGAGGCGGAGCCGACGTTGCGTTCGTTTCATCGGCGAAAATATTTGGTTTAAAATCACTAAGTCCAGAAAGTCCAGGAAGTCCAGGAAGTCCAGGAAGTCCAGGAAGGTCGTCCATCGACTTCTCGTCCATTTTTTCATCGTTCAAATTTGGTTTCATTTTAATAATATAGGAATTCGCCAAGTCCTTGGCCTGGTTTTCATTCTTACAAGCACATTCCTCCAAAATAATACACTTCCAATTCGCCCAACCACCATTCTTCCGAATACTATCGTATAACTTCGTCCGGTAGGTATTATCCAAAGTCTCGCGCTTGTGCTTATACTTTCTTTGTGTCAAGTTGGTTGTATACGAAATATATGCGTCTGAAATCTCCTTTGTTTTACAAGTTAGATGGTAGATATACGTTCTTGAGTAGTCAACATACTTCCGCGGCATTTTTCACCGGTTGAAATTGGATATTCCGAGAGATTGTCGTTACTATAATCTATACTATACCTCTATTATTTATTCATTATGCTTTACCCCAACAGCCTGACTTTTCACTTTACCCCAGGGGTTTGGCAACATACAGACCAAACGATGGTCTGTATATAGCATTCTCACCAAGGATTTCGAACACGACAGTGTGGGGTATTGTCCTATTTTGTCCTGTTTTGTCCTGTTTTGCAATATTGCACTTTAGACATTTTGGCAACATTTACACCATTTTCAATCACATCACCAGAAATAAAAAAGCTATATATCCCGCTAACTCGAAAAGGGTAAAGTGGTCTAAAAAAATAAATGTCCAAATCCCGGATCGGCCGTCTTACTTTTAAAACGCGATTTTTCGCACATTTAGCCTGACGAGAGCATAACTCTGCGGTTCTGCCACCATCGCCACAAAAACCCGCGGGGCGGTCGTAAGCCCATCTAGCGCCCCGCCGGCTACCTCCATTTTGCCCTCCAACCGCGCGATTTCCCGCCTTACTGACTTTTCAAAAAGCTATAAGATAATGCTATATATGCTTTAGTTTTCAGTAAGGAGGTCGATAATCGCGCATAAAATCGAACATCGTCGAGCTAACCATAGACCCTTATCTGTAATAAACAGATACTGATATATGTATCTAGGCTCCGCTCCGCTCCGCTATGAAGAAAACGGTAGTTGTTGATTTGGATTATATGCGTCCATCGGTGGGTGGTCGTCGGTCCAGGTCCAGGTCCAGGTCCAGGTCCGGGTCCAGGTCTGCGAAGGGTGTGTCCAGTGGTGCTGGCGACATAGATGACGAAAAACTAAATATATATGATTTGTTACACAAGGACGGTGGCGACGACGTGGTCGACGACTACGACGTGGACGATGAAACCAGTAATACAGTGTCGTCGATGACATCCACAGACTACGACGATGACGATGACGACGACGACGAACCACCCTCACAGCCACCGCTGCCTTCCCGGCCCCATCCTAGTGTCCAAGATTCCGATTATGCCGTGGATTCCGACGATGACCTACTTCAATCTGTCCTAGATGAACCAACATTTCCGATGGATATTAATGCGATATTATCTGCGATGAATAAAACAGAGAATAACACCATTGCGAATTTGACGATGAAGAAGATTGAAGCGCGAAGACACGAAATTCTCTCGTCATTGAATTTGACGCCGGAGAAAATGGCGGAGTTTGAACGAAAATTACCGATGTATCGCGTGATTGAAAATCCATATGACCTGAAACATAATCAATTGATACGATGGATACCCCTACGGTCTCTTGAAACACGCCCATATATCACACTTGGCGGAACATTATTCCGTGTCCGCGAAAACCCCGAGGAAGGGGTTCACGTCGTGACAATCCGCAATGTGAAACGATTCGTATTCAATATCAAGTTTGAACTTAATGTCGTGTTTCAGAGGTTGAGTCAGGAAGAATTGCTCATCTTGCGTGCGGTAGAATACGTAGACGGCGACGGCGACGGCGATGGCGATGGCGACGGCGACGGTCAATGACGGCGGCAATCAATGATGCCGTAACACCAAATTCTTTTCCGATTTTGTTATATCACGTATAAAACGCTCACGCAACCGGTCACCACGCGCAGATTTACACCGAAAACCATGATGATGTAGGTTTTTATTATTCATGATAGACCGGGAACAATAGGCGATACGACGACTTTCATCCACAGAGGCGCGCCTTTTTCGCGCCCGGGTCGCCGACGACTTGATACAACGGCACAACTTCCCAGCGAGAATGCGATGAGCTCGTTCTTTCGCGGTTTTCGTAGAAATGCCAGAAGTCGCTGCGGCCCGTCGTGAACCCCGACGATAATGATGAATAATTTTAATATAATCGCTGCGTGTTAGTTTCATATCTTCATCAATATCATTGTCTGTATATTGCGGCAATGTTCGCATAATACTACTACAATACTACAATACTATAATACTATAATACTATACTATAGTAGTATACTACGAATGAGTTTGAAACCAAAGATAAAGGTCGTTGTGTTTGATGTGGATGAAACCCTCGGCAATTTCTCTCAATTCGCGATTTTCACACACGCAATAGAAGATTATTTCGATAAACCGGATATTAC